CTTGAGCCTGACAAAGAAATCACTTCTTACGATGACGACAAGGTTCGTTTGACTCGTTACTATGGTTTGGTTCCTAAACACTTGTTTGTTGACTCTACAGAGGAATCTGAAGAAGACGAAATGTCTGATATGGCAGACAATGAAGACGAATCTGGCTATGTAGAAGCCATTGTTGTCATTGCCAACGGTGGTCAGTTGCTCAAGGTAGAGAAAAACCCCTACATGATGCAAGATCGACCTTTGGTTGCGTTCCCTTGGGATGTTGTTCCGGGTAAATTCTGGGGTCGTGGTATCTGTGAGAAGGGTTATAACAGTCAAAAAGCACTTGATGCTGAGCTTCGTGCTCGTATTGATGCCTTGTCGCTTACGGTTCATCCTATGCTTGCCATGGATGCAACACGTATGCCTCGTGGTGCTAAATTGGAAGTCCGTCCCGGTAAGACGATCCTTACCAACGGCAACCCAGCTGAAATTCTACAACCCTTCAAGTTTGGTAACCTAGACCAAGTTACCTTTAGTCAAGCTGCTGAACTCCAAAAGATGGTTCAGATGGCTACAGGAGCTGTTGACGCCGCTGGTATCCCCGGTTCAATCAACGGTGAAGCTGCTGCAGGGGCTGTATCAATGTCATTGGGTGCGATCATCAAGCGCCACAAGCGCACACTGATTAACTTCCAAGAATGTTTCCTAATTCCAATGATCGAAAAGACCGCTTGGCGTTACATGCAGTTTGATCCTGACAATTATCCTGTTCAGGACTACAAATTTGTACCTACAAGCTCCTTGGGTGTCATTGCGCGTGAATATGAAGTCACTCAGCTGGTCCAGTTGCTGCAAACAGTGGGTCAAGATAGCCCAATGTACCCAATGTTGATCTCTGCTGTGGTTGATAACATGGGCTTGAGCAACCGTGAAGAGCTTTTGGCTCAACTTAAGCAGGCTTCACAACCTAACCCACAAGCACAACAGATGCAACAGCAGCAAATGCAGGCTCAGATGCAACAAATGCAGGCTCAGTTGGCTCTGATACAGGCACAGGCTCAAAAGTACGCTGCAGAGGCTCAAAAGGCTACTGTGGAGGCACAATTGGAGCCTCAAGTGGTTCAGGCTAAGCTGGCAGCTGCTTTGGCTACCAATTTGGATGAAGGACAGGCTGATGACCGTGCGTTTGCTCAACGGGCTAAGATGGCTGAATTGTTGCTGAAACAAGAAGACATTCAGAGCAACGAAAGAATTGCTCAACTTCAAATGGCAACAAAAAACTTGACAAAACAATAAAAATGTGATATAATAGTAATTATATGTATCTCTCCGTATACGAAAGGAAAAAGAGATGGATAAAGAATTACAAGAATATTACGAAACACTATTAGACCTGTTCACCCATAAAGGTTGGAGTCAGTTCATCGAAGACATTGAAGGTAATGCCGAGATGCTACGTGACATCACAACCATAAAGGATGAACAGGGCTTTTGGTACAGACGAGGACAATTAGAAGCTGTTCAACGTATCCTCTCTTATGAGTCTGCTATTAAAGATAGCTATGAAGACTTTGAAAGGGAAAACGATGAGTAAGCGGATATTTGAATTTGTTTGTACAGAGGGTCACCTCTTTGATCGCTTAGTCGATTCGGAATGCCGAACAACCGACTGCAAGGAGTGTGGCAAAGTCGCAACTAGGATCATCAGTACGCCAATGGTAAAATTGGAGGGCGTTACCGGAGACTTTCCCGGAGCAGCAATGCAATGGGAACGAAAACGTGCTGAGAAAATAGCTGCTGATTCTAAACGGAGTGCCGACTAAGGTCATAAGCACTGATAATTTATTTCCACAATGCTTTACATAGCACGGAGTACAATATGGCAACATTTATTGATGAAGACGAGAATAGTTCACAAGAGACCGAAGAATTCGATACCCTCAATAGTGAACAATCTGAGCAGGTAGAAGAGACTCAAGAAGAGCAACCTCAAGATACCGAAGAAGAAGATGACGACATTCCTGAGAAATACAAAGGAAAATCTGTTAAAGAGATTGTCCGTATGCACCAAGAAGCCGAAAGAGCCATTGGTAAACAAGGGAGTGAAGTCGGAGAACTTCGCAGATTAGTAGATGACTACATTCGCGCCCAATCCATCTCACAACAAGCCCCTGAAATCGACGAAGAGGTTGATTTCTTTGATAACCCTAACGAAGCCATTGCTAAGGCAATTGAGAAGCATCCTAAGATCCGACAAGCAGAAATGCTTACGGAACAGATGAAACGTGCTGCTGCTTTGAATACACTTAAGTCTGCTCACCCTGACTTTACAGAAATTGTACAAGATCCTGCTTTTGCAGAATGGGTAACTGGAAGTAAGGTACGACAAGAATTGTATGTACGTGCTGATCAAAACTATGACTTTGATGCAGCCAGTGAACTGTTGTCTACGTGGAAAGAACGCAGAAACGTAGTCAAACAGGCATCGGAAGCTGAAAGGATCACTCGTCGTCAGTCTATCAAGGCTGCAAGCACGGGAAGTAGCAAAGGCACAGGGGAAAGTTCAAAGAAAACATACCGCAGAGCCGATATTATTGAACTCATGAGAACGAACCCAGATCGCTACGAGCAACTTGCACCAGAAATTATGCAAGCGTATGCAGAGGGTCGTGTTAAGTAAATCATTCTGAAAGGAAATTATTATGGCACTCGGAAGCAATCACGTTACCAACACTACTGCGGCAACGTTTATCCCTGAACTGTGGTCTGACGAAATCATCGCAGCCTACAAGCAAAACCTCGTTATGGCAAACCTCGTTTCTAAGATGTCCTTCAAGGGCAAAAAGGGCGACACCTTGCACATCCCTAAACCTACCCGTGGCTCTGCTGCTGCTAAGGCTGCTTCTACGCAAGTGACCCTGCAAGCCGCTACTGAGTCTGAAGTCCAAGTGTTGGTGAACAAGCACTATGAATATAGCCGCTTGATCGAAGACATCACCGAAGCTCAAGCTCTGGCTTCTTTGCGTCGTTTCTACACTTCTGACGCTGGTTACGCTCTGGCTAAGCAAGTTGACACCGACCTGATCCAATTGGGTCGCGGTGTTCAGGGTGGTAGCGGTACTGCTGCCTATAACAAGGCTGTGTTGGGTGGCGATGGTTCAACCCTGTACGTTGACGGCACGAACGTTGGTACGGCTCTGACTGACGCAGGTATTCGTCGTGTTATCCAAACTTTGGACGACGATGACGTACCTATGGACGGTCGCGTGTTGGTGCTACCTCCTTCTGCTCGTAACACCTTGTTGGGTTTGGCTCGTTTTACCGAGCAAGCCTTTACTGGTGAAGTGGGTGGTGGTAACAGCATCCGCAACGGTCAGATCGGTGACATCTATGGCGTTAAGGTCTATGTGACTACCAACGCTGACACCGCAACGACCAATACCAGCCGTATCGCAATGATGTTCCACAAGGACGCATTCGTGTTGGCTGAGCAAATGGGCGTTCGCTCACAGACCCAGTACAAGCAAGAGTACTTGGGCACGTTGTTCACCTCTGACATGCTGTATGGCGTGAAAGAGTTGCGCGACGAAGCTGCTGTGGCTATCGCTGTACCCGCCTAATAACTAGGTAGGTGAATGGGGTTGTTATGAGCAGCCCCGTTCTTTTAGTTTCTTCATGTGAGGGAACTAAAGGAACTAGGAGATACAATGGCTAAGTTCAAATGCAAACAAAGCGGCGGTATCATGGAATTCAGTAATGAATATGATATTGAACAAGTCCGCAGTCAAGATGATTACGAAGAAATAACCGAAGAAACACCTCCTCCTCCCGTTAAGACACAAAGAAAAACCAAATCTAAGGAAGAATAATGGCTATTTACCGTGGTATTGGGGGTGCAGGCGATAGCACCACAGACGCAACCGTCCAAGCAGTTACTGAGCAGGCTGTAAACGCAGCCAATAGTGCAACAAACGCAGCCTCTTCCGCTTCCTCAGCCGCCTCTAGTGCCGCTGCTGCAGCCACGTCTGAGGGTAACGCAGCTGCAAGTGCTGTTAACGCTGCAACAAGTGAAACAAACGCAGCCGCTAGTGAAACCGCTGCTGCTGCTTCAGAGACCGCTGCCGCTGCTAGTGAATCTGCTGCTGCAACATCAGAAACCAATGCGGCTGCTTCAGAGTCAGCTGCTGCCACCTCAGAAACAAATGCTGCTGCTTCAGAGTCCGCAGCTGCTGCAAGTGAGTCAGCCGCTGCTACCAGCGAAACAAATGCAGCATCAAGCGCCTCAGCAGCTTCAACCAGTGCTTCTAACGCAGCCTCTAGCGCCTCTGCTGCTTCTACCTCAGCTACTAATGCTGCTGCTTCTGAATCCGCTGCGGCGACCAGTGAGTCTAATGCAGCCACTTCAGAAACTAATGCTGCCGCCAGTGAGACAGCTGCTGCTGCTTCCGAATCTGCTGCTGCTACATCTGAGAGCAATGCTGCCTCTAGTGCCTCAGCTGCGTCTACAAGCGCATCTAATGCTTCCTCTAGCGCTTCAGCTGCTGCCTCTAGTGCCTCAGCAGCTTCTACCAGTGCATCTAATGCAGCGACCAGTGAGACTAATGCTGCTTCGTCTGCCTCTGCTGCTTCTACAAGTGCCTCTAACGCTGCTTCTAGCGCCTCTGCTGCTTCTTCTAGTGCTTCTTCAGCTGCCTCTAGTGCGTCAAGTGCCAGTGCATCTGCCGATGCTGCTTTGGCTGCTTTGGACAACTTTGATGATCGTTATCTTGGTCAAAAGGCTTCTGATCCGACAGTAGATAATGATGGTAATGCTCTTGTTGCTGGTGCTTTGTATTTTAACACCACTGACAGTGTAATGAAAGTGTACGAAGGCTCTTCTTGGGTAGCCGCTTATGCTTCGTTATCTGGTGCTTTGTTATCTGCCAACAACCTGAGTGATGTTGCAAGTGTTTCTACTGCCCGTACAAACATTGGGTTGGGCACTGGTGACTCGCCTTCGTTTACTGGTGTAAGTTTGTCTGGAGGCACTGTCAACGGTGTAACGTACCTCAACGGCTCCAAAGTGCTCACCTCTGGGTCTGCGCTGACGTTTGATGGGAGTGAACTTGACGTCGCTGGGGCTGTGGTTGCTACGCAGGCTACGCTTGGTGACGTAAATGTCATCCATGCCAAGAAAGGCGATAACGTCGATTTCTCGCGCTCTCCGCTGATTACCGTTGAGAACACGACAACCACGGGCAGCATCAACCACCGTGCCGGGTTGATGTTCAAGGCTTACAACTCGTCAAATTCCTCGACATCTGCGGAAATTCGGTGGGAATCTGGAAGTGGACTGGCGACATATTTGAACAATTCCGAAGCCATGCGCCTAACCTCGACAGGCTTGGGTATTGGGACGAGTAGTCCAACAAACAAGCTGTCTGTCTCTGGCAACGCCAACATCACAGGCAACACAACCCTAGGCGACGCCTCCACCGACACTGTGCAGGTGAATGGGTATATGGCGATTGGTGGAAGCCCGTATAGTGGTATTGCCGCTTACATTAGAACTAGCGGTTTACAACAAACATCGCAGGTCGCTATCCAATCAAGCATCACTGCTAATTCAACAGCAACTGCACTTTATGGTCTTTTGGTTGCAAACAGTACAGAAGCCGCATCGTTTAATGTTGGCTCAGTATATGGAATTAGAAGTAACAACGTAACTCTTGGCGCTGGGTCATCAGCGACCAATCAATATGGCTTGTACATTCCAGATTTAACATCTGCCACCAACAACTACGGCATCAACTCAGCAGTTTCCTCTGGCACGAACAAGTGGAACATCTATGCGTCAGGGACTGCGGCGAACTATTTTGCTGGCAACGTGGGTATTGGGACGAGTTCGCCTGACAGTTACAATGTTTTAGGTGGAACTATTACTGCTATTGCCAATTCAAATGTCAGCAGCCTGTCCATTGTTTCTGGCGCATCTTCAACTGGCAACATTCTTTTCGCTGATGGGACAGCTGGTGATGCACGGAGGGCTGGGCGAATCGCTTACGACCACTCTTTAAACAACCTCTACTTTTTTACAAACGGAAACAGCCTAAAAGCCACCATCGACTCCTCAGGCAACCTCGGCTTGGGGGTGACGCCGAGTGCTTGGGATAGCTCGTTTAAGCCATTGCAAATGTCGCTAGGCGCTGTTTTTTCTGGGCGCACCAACGATGTTACAGACGCGTGGATGGGTGCAAACTGGTATTTCAACGGTTCGCAAGACACATTTATTGGTACGGGATATGCCACACGCTACCGTCAACAAGGTGGTTCTCACAAGTGGTATATGTCAACAGGCTCCGGCACAGCAGGCAACGCTATAACGTTCACGCAGGCGATGACTCTGGATGCCTCAGGAAACTTGGGTATTGGGACGACTTCGCCCACAGCGAAACTGGAATCTGCAGGAAACATTGGCTTTGGCACTGGCGGTACTTTTGCAGCCGGACAGATTTACTCGGACGCCAACTGGGGGGTGATTTTCAGAGCCAAACAAGCCTCGCCAGCACTGGCAGAGTTCGGCTTTTTCAACGCTGGCGGCACAGAACGCGCCCGTATTGACGCCTCAGGCAACTTGCTGGTTGGGACGACAAGTAATATCGGAGTTAGTGTTTTAAGCGTTTATTCTCCAAACTTAGCAACTACGGCTAATGGAATTGGAATTAAAAATGGAACAGATAATACAGGCGGGTATTTTCTTTCATTTAAAAAGAGCGACAACACAACAATTGGCTCAATTGTTCAAGGTGTAAATTCAGTATCATACGTCACCTCCTCTGACTACCGCCTCAAAGAAGACTGGGTTGCTGTTGCTGACGCCTCAACCCGTGTCAACGCACTGAAACCTGTTAACTTTGCTTGGAAGGCTACTGGTGACCGCGTAGATGGCTTCTTGGCTCACGAGTTGGCAGAG